CTTTAAACCAGAATTGACCAGTGGCAGCGGTAAAGTACAAGTGGTGAGAATGATCTTGTTGGTTAGCTCATCAGATGCGATTACCCTTAAAGTGGATGACAGCGTCATTTTTGCCACTCGAGGTCAACTTACACCGAAAACCATCACCGCAACCAGTCAAAATGCGGTGGACGAAAGTGGCCACAGCCACGAAATCGACAAAGCCAGCACCAGCCAAGCGGGTATTGTTACGTTGGACAGCAGCATAGACAGCGAGGCAGAAAATAAAGCAGCTACGCCGAAAGCAGTTAAAACCGCCTATGACAAAGCCAAAGCAGCTGATGACAATGCCAACACGCGCGTCAGTAAAAGTGGCGGCGAGATGACAGGCGGTTTGAAGTTAAAAGCAAATTACGGCACGTCTGAAAAGAAATGGGATTACAGCGGCTTTTATGCCGGCAGTGCCACTCTTAATAATGAAGCTTTGCCTTATTTTCAAATTCATATCGGTTCGTATGGCGGCAATACCGCAGGGTATGCTAAAAGCCTAGGCTTTAATTTAACTGGTTATAAAGCTTATGTGATGAACTGGAACTCAGGGGGTGAATATGCAGGCAAGAAAGAGATTTTAACCGAACTGCACCGTAGCGATTCCGTCGCTTCAACCAGCAGTGAAACCGTAGCGACCAGTAAAGCCGTCAAAGACGCTTATGACAAAGCAGTAGATGGTGTGAATAAAGCCAATGCAGCACAAACGGCGGCGAATAATGCGAACAATAATGCCAACAACCGAGTGTCTAAAGAAGGAGATACGGTTGTAGGGACAATCTATTTAAAAAGAGGCTCAAAAAAATATCGAATTAACAATTTTGATTGGAGCCTATTATTGGAAATAGATTCAAATTTAGACTCCCTTATTGGCAATAACCGATGTGCAATTGGATTTAACAGCAGTGGTTCGCTTGGTCTTGGCGGTAATGCTGTTGATGGTTGGTGGGCGGGTATCAATAAATCTGGACTTAGTGTTGCCAAAGAAATCACCGAAGGTCTTACAGGCAAAAAGCTATCAGAAAGCTTGCCGATTTCTTGGCTGGTTGGTATGCCTTTTGCTTATCCACTCAGCTCCGTTCCTGCCGGCTTTTTGGCAATGCAAGGACAAGCTTTTGACAAATCCCGTTACCCAATCTTAGCACAGCGCTATCCTAACGGGCGCTTACCCGATATGCGCGGTGAATTTATTCGCGGTTGGGATAATGGGCGCGGGGCGGATAGTGGACGAACATTGTTAAGTAGCCAAGATGACGCGTTCCAGGATCACTATCATGCACTGCCAACATCTAACGGTAATGATATTAAAACAGACGCCGGTATATCTCACGTTATATTGGATAATAACACGAGTAGGATGCCACTAGGTAGCTTTTATGATGTTAACAATACCGGATATGCTAAGGGCAATAATACTGGTATTAATTCTGCCAATATAACTCGCACCTATTCAATTCTCCCGGATTTATTTAGACCTGAACAGAGCGATAAAGGTTTGCTTGTGCCTAAAGCGACGCCAAAAGAAACTCGCCCTCGCAATATCGCCTTCCAATACATCTGTTTAGCAGCTTAAGGAGTAATAATGACAATCCAATTTAATAATGACGGTTTTGCTCTTACTTCGGGTGAAGTAACGGTGTATATCATAAATAATCAAGGTATTTACAGCCACAGCGCACAAGAGTTTGTAGCAGAGGGGACAGGCTTGTCAGCTGGGGCGTATTTAGATGCGCCACCTGCACCCAAAGCAAATTTTGCTATTGTACGTAGTGATGATGGTTTGCGGTGGGAATATGAGCCTGATTATCGCGGGAAAGCCTATTATAACACCACAACGGGCGAGGCAATCATCATCAACGAGCTAGGGGAAATCCCACAAAATCTCACCGCACTTAAGCCATTGGATGAGCCGTGTAAATGGGACGGTAGAAAATGGGTGCTTGATGAGTCAAAACAAGCCGAGCTACTTACCCAACAACGCCAACAAATCCGCAACGCCATTAATGCCAAACGCGATGCGTGCGTAAACGGTGGTGTATATGTACCCGAGATTGGCAAATGGGTGGACACAGATGAAAAAGGGCGTGCCACGTTGGTTGAAATCAAAGCCGATTTTGATTTAAACGGTACGCAAGAGGCTAACGGCGAGCCGCGCATTTTTACCTTGATTTGTGCCGACAACACGGCGCAGCCGTTGGATTTTGACAAGTTCAGGGCGGTGTGGAATGCAGCAGCGAAGCTGAAAGAGGGGATGTTTGAGAACGCCTATATGCACAAAATTTTACTCGAACAAGCCGAAAACCCGCTTGAATACGATTGGTCAATTGGCTGGTCGCAAACCTACGAGGACTATAAAAATGAGCAAACAGAAAAGTAAATTTAAACGTTGGGCTTATCACGTTTTAATAGCGATTGACCAACTTTGCAACGCCCTAACAGGTGGTGGAGCGGATGAAACCTTTTCCAGCCGTTGCTACCGCCGTGCGGTGTTGGCAGACAAGCCGAAAAAACGCTGGCGTTTTTGGTTTAAGTTTGTCAATGCCTTGTTTCGCGATCCGAAACATTGCCGGACGGCGTATGAAAGCGAGTTAAAACGGCGACAGTATCCAGAGGATTTTGAGGTGATTTAATTTATTGTTTAAGGCGATCTTGTGGTCGCCTTTTTTGTTTTAGTGTGCTTAAGCGTCGATGATTGGCGGTTGTGAGGTGTTTAATCACATTTGGCATTGATAGCGTTTGCGCATACCTCGTTACACAATAAGCGTTAAGTTTGGTTTTGCTTAAGGAGCAGAGAATGTCAGAAGAGTATTTGCACGGTGTCAGAGTCAATGAAATCACAGAGGGCGTGCGCAGTATTCAAACGGTGTCAACCGCGATTATCGGTTTGGTTGCGACAGCAAGTGACGCAGATGAAGAAACATTCCCTTTGAATAAGGCGGTGTTGTTGACCAATCCGCAGGCTTATATCGCTAAAGCCGGTAAAAAAGGCACTTTAGCACGAGCGTTGGACGGCATTGCCGATATCGTGAATTGTAAAGTGATTGTGGTGCGTGTCGCCGAGTCAACACGCGATGAAAACAGTGAATCGGAAGAGTACGCGGCAGAGATGAACGCCAATATTATCGGTATCACTGATGAAAACGGTAATTACACCGGAATGAAGGCGTTGCTTACGGCATCGGTTAAATATGGGATTAAACCGCGTATTTTGTGCGTGCCGAAACACGACACCAAAGAAGTTGCGGTTGAATTGGCAGCGTTAGCGGCGAAGATGAACGCCTTTGCGTATCTCTCTTGTTACGGGTGCAAAACCAAAGAGGAAGTCATTACTTACCGCAAGAATTTTTCACAACGTGAAGTGATGTTGATTTTTGGCGATTTTATCTCTTTTAATCCGATCACGTTGCAAAACGAGGTGGATTATGCGGTGGTGCGTGCGGCGGCAGTGCGTGCTTATTTAGACAAAGAGCAGGGTTGGCATACCTCAATTTCTAACAAGGCGATTAACGGCGTTTCCGGCGTGACCAAAGAGATTTACTTTGATATTAATGACAGTTCAACAGACGTGAATTTCTTGAATGAAAAAGGGATCACTTGCTGTATCAATTATAACGGTTTTCGCTTCTGGGGCTTGCGCACCTGTTCGGATGAGCCGAAATTTAAATTTGAGGTTTACACTCGCACCGCACAAGTGTTGAAAGATACGATTGCACAATCTTTTGACTGGGCAATGGCTAAGGATATGTCAGTGACGCTTGTGAAAGATATTATTGAAGGGATCAATGCAAAATGGCGTGATTTAACCACTAAAGGAATGTTGATGGGTGGCACGGCTTGGATTACGGCAGATCTCAATTCAAAAGAGAATCTATCAGACGGTAAGTTGACGATTGATTATGACTATACACCGGTGCCGCCGTTGGAGCAGTTGGGCTTTAATCAACGCTTTACTGATAGTTATCTTGTCAACTTTGTTGATAGTGTGAATGGGTAAGGAGGGGTGAACAATGGCAATGCCAAGAAAATTAAAAATGATGAATTTGTTTGTTGACGGCAATAAATACGCCGGACAGGCAACAGAGATCACGCTGCCGAAGTTGGCAATGAAGACGGAAGAGTTTCGCGCCGGCGGAATGATTGGTGCGGTGGATGTCAATTTAGGGCTGGAAAAGCTGGAGTGCGAGGTCAAAATGGGCGGCTATATGACCGAGTTTATTCGCCAATTTGCCGGTGGTATTTCCGGCACGCCGTTGCGTTTTGCCGGCAGTTATCAGGATGATGAAACCGAAGAGGTGACCGCAATTGAAGTGGTGATGCGCGGACGTTTCACTGAAATTGACAGCGGCAACAGCAAGGTGGGCGATGACACCGAGCAGACCTTCAAAGCTGCGTTGACTTACTGCAAATTATTGGAGAATGGGCGTGAAATTTTTGAAGTGGATATGCTGAATGCGATTTTAAAAGTGGACGGCAAAGACAAATTGGCAGAGCATCGCAAGGCGATTGGGCTTTAAGGATGATTTTTGATATAGGTTAGCTTAATGGAGAAGACAGAATGAAAAAACAAAATGAAGTGGCGACGGTTGCGGCGGCAGAAAATGAGAATGTGAAAAAAGTGGCATTGACACAGGGGTTAAGACGAGGCGACACCACAATTGATGAAATTGAGGTGTTCCGACCAAATGTGATGTCGTTAAAAGGCTTGAAATTAATTGAGGTGTTGAGTGCGGATGTGAATGCGATTGGGGTGTTGTTGCCACGCATTACTTCGCCAAGTTTAAGCAAAGCGGAAGTGCAGGCATTGGATGTAACAGATTTTGTGGAATTAACGACGGCGGTGTTGTCTTTTTTCAACAACAAGGACGAAATGGAAACGATGTACGCTTAACCGTCACCGAAACGGTTGAAGATGCCATTGCGGATATTGCGTTGGTGTTCGGTTGGCAGCCGAGCGAGTTTCAGCAAATGACGCTGGAAGAATTGATGCAATGGCACGAAAAGGCGGTGAACCGTTATCAATATTTACAGCCAAGATGGGAATAGATGATGTTTCAGCAGTTTGCACTTGCGGCGTTGGGGGTGTTTGTTTTTATGCGGCATACCACGCCGTTTCAGTCATTAAGCCGTGAAGTGAGTTGGCGGCATCCGACCAATTCCGTGATTGGGGCGATGCCGAAAACGCAATTTTTAGGCAAAGAGGGTGAGCGCATCACCTTGCAAGGGCGGTTAGCGCCTGAAATTACCGGCGGGCGCATCAGTTTGCAGATGTTGGAAACAATGGCAGAGATGGGCGATGCTTACCCGTTGATTGACGGTGCCAGTTTTGCGTTGATGGGCTATTTTGTGGTGGAGAAAATCAGCGAGGAACGCAGTGAGTTGTTTGGTGACGGTGCGCCGAGATTAATTGATTTTAGCGTGACTTTGAAACGTGTGGATGATCCGTTGGCAGTGCGTCTTTCTGAAATGGTGATGAAATATTTATGATGTGGGGCAACGGTGGGCAGCGGCAACCGATATTTAAATTGACGGTAACCACCAAGCAAAACAACAGCGAGAAAGAGATTACGCAGATTATCAGTGAACGCTTGATATCGGCAACGTTGGATGATAACCGCGGCTTTGAAGCGGATATGTTGTCTATTCAGTTAAGTGATCACGATGGTTTGTTGGCATTGCCACCGTGTGGGGCAGTGCTGCATTTTTGGTTGGGCTTTGCCGACAGTGGATTGGTGGATAAAGGGCGTTATTATGTTGAAGAGATTGAATTCAGCGGTGCGCCTGATACGGTGACATTGCGTGCCAGAGCAGCGGAATTGAGCGGCACGTTGTCCACTCGATATGAGCGTTCTTATCATCAGATTAAAATTAAGACGTTGGTTGAGCAGCTGGCTGCGGAAAACAAGTTAAAGCCGCTTTGTGATGCCGAGTTGGGCGAGCAGGTGATTGAGCATTTAGACCAGCAGAACGAAAGCACGATTGATTTGCTGACGCGCTTAGCGGCGGAATATGATGCGATTGCTACCGTGAAAAACGGTTATTTATTGTTCTTTTTTGCCGGCGCAATGCAAACGGTGAGCGGTAAGCCGTTGCCATTATTGCAGTTGAGCAAAAGGCAAGGCGACAATTATCGTTTTGCGCAAAATGAGGGGGAGAATTATAAGGCAGTGCGCGCCTATTATTATGACCCTGACAGCGGTAAAAAAGGCGAAGTGGTGATTGATGAGAACAGTCAAATTGAGCGGCAACATCGTATCACTAAAACCGGTAAGCAGAGCAAAGCCAAGCATAATGTGTTGGTGCAGACTAAACCGGTAACCAGTGATGCCGAGCAGATTAAAACGATACGTTTCACTTATAAAAGCTATGCGAGAGCGTTGACCGGTGCGAAATCTGCTTATGATCGGTTAAAGCGTGGGGTGGCGAGTTTTTCAATGACGCTTGCTGAAGGAAATCCGGAGATTATTCCGGAAATGCCGTTGAAGTTGGTTGGCTTTAAGCCGATGATTGACAGCACGCAATGGATTGTTACCAAGGTGACGCACAGTTTGGATGACAACGGTTACACGGCACAGATTGAATGTGAAGTGAAGCCAAGCCCGCCGCAAAATGATGAGCATTAAAAGCGTTTGAGTCGTTGTTTGAAAAAGGCTTTTAATTGCGTTTCTGACCAATCCTGATCAATCATTGCCGAACAATCCGCACCGCTTAACGCTAAACGATAGCCACTTGCACTAAATCTCTTTTGTATTTCTACCGTTTTAAAACGATGAAATAGCCAAGCATTTTTGTCAGCGGTGTAAATCTCACATAAATATTCCGCAATATAACGGGCGTATTCGGCGGAAAATGGATCGCGCCAGATGTGAAAGGTGAGTTTATAGGGGCGGTAGTCGATGTTGCGGTTCAGCTGTTCGGTGACGGAATAACGCGGATTAACCAAGCCTTTGATATCGGCAAATTCCATTGATAGCGAACGTGGCAGCGGTGCGGCGGCAGTGAATAATGAAGTTAGTGCAACTGTTGTGACAGTGATAGTGGCGATGCGTTTTTCTATGCTTTTTTTAATCATTGTTTTTCTCTTTTGGGTGGTGTACGTATATCAATCAGCGTACATTATGTAATTTGTTGAAATTAATTTGTTAATGATATCAAACATCAAGCGTAAAAGTTTATATTAATTCACGGCATTGAGGTGTAGGCCCACTAGTGGCGTGGGGTTGGCGAAACATAAAAAAAGCGGTCGATTGACCGCTTTTTTTAAGAAATTAGATAAAATATTGTGAGTTTTTTCTATACTTCCCTCAAAAGAAAGTACAAAGATAGGAAATAATGTAACTGCTATATAATAAGATTATCACTGTAAATAATGATTTCAGTTGCTTTAATTTTCTTATTGACTGAATAGTTCAGAGTATATTCACTTTGGCGATATTGTTGGTACATATATTTGATATTTTGATGATTATCATAAGACACTATCCAAGGAGTCTTTACATTATCTAGTTTCTCCTTGATCAATAAATGATCTTGATGTTTGTAAAAATTACGATAGAGTCCTTGCCCTTTTTCATAATATGGGGGGTCTAAATAAATTAATGAGTTTGCAGGTATAAAACTATCCAGTGTTAGCAACCAAGTTTCAGTATTGTAGTTGGTAACGTGAATTTGGCTCGCCGAATTACCTATACGTTCGATACGTTTAATTAAATCAATCTTATTAAAGCGACAATCAAGCTTATAGTTTCCTATTTGATTTAGCCCGCCTATTACACCCGCTTTTAAAATACCAGAACGATTTGTACGGTTTAGAAAAAACGCTGCAAAACCATGTTCTAATGGAGATAGATCATTTCTTTTAAGTAACGCTTTTTGTTTATGCCATTCTTCAATTGTGATCCTAGTATCATTGATCAAACGAATAAAATCTTCCGTTTGTTCTGTAACTGATTTCCAAAAATGATAGATTGCCAAGTCTAAATCATTGATATGAATATCTGTACAATAATTATTGAATAATAAATCCAGTGCAACTCCTGCGCCTCCTGCGAATGGCTCAACATAATGTCCATTCAAATTATTCCGTTCAATAATTTCTTTTATAGTTGGAGCAAATTTTGCTTTACCACCAGGATAACGTAAGGGGGTGTAATGCATTATAGAATCCTTTTACGAATAAACTAAGGATGATTATAAAATATTATTCTTCATTTGGCCACGGATATTTATTCCAAATAGCAATAATTAAAGGTTTAAGATTATTATGTGCTGCAATACTTTGTTCAAAAGTAATATTATGAGCATAATTATGTAACACATTGTTTAATAAACTTAGAGTACCTACATCTCTATTAGGCTGACATTCATTAATTAAAGTTGAGAGTTCTTTACTTTCTAAATATTCAAGCTCCCCTAACTTCTGTGCAATACCAAGAATTTTAACTCTTAAAATAGAATTTTCCTTGACTTTTTCAGATCTTCCATTCTCATGAAACTGTATGCTGCGGTTTTTTATTAAAAAGTAATCGCAACTTTGCTCAACTAGTGCTCTGAGTAATGCTGCTACTGCATAAGGAGTTTCTGCTACTTTTAATTTTGTTTTTAGTTCTAAATAGACAGATTCAATTTTACTTACTGGAATTTTTAACTCATAGTCAATAAGTCCATTTTGTTTCTTTTTATAAGTAGAATTTCTTGATTGATTCTTATTTGACGACGGCTCTTTTGTAACTGCGCTATTTGTAGTTGAAATTATTCCAGGGAGTAACTCTATTTCTTCAGATAAATAAGATGAGGGAATCTTACCGAGAGATTTTAGGTATTCTAAGTATCTTAAGCGATCTTCTTTGTTTGAACGAGAGCCTATATTATGGGTTTTATTATCAAAATCATTAAAATATTGACGTAATATTTCTTTGAATTCTTCTAATCTAATATTGATTTTTATATTTCTCTCTCTAACACCAGTTAAAATACCAAATGCCTCTCGCACTTCAGGTGTACTTAACATACGTGTAATAGTTGTAATCACTTTTGTAGATTGTTCAGGCTGAATAAACTTATTCTGTAATGAAAACTCTAAAATAGTTAATGCTGCAGCATGATCAGGTTTTCCATCAACTTCTTGCTCAAACCGAGTTTGTTGTTCTGTGCTCCAAGATTTTCTGGCTGTATCTGAACTTGCAGAATGTAATGTCGATAACCAGGGTTGTGCTTCTAACCTGGATTTAAATTGATGAACTTCGATTTTTTTGATTGGAGTATCTATTTTTTGTTTAAGATTATTAAAATATTTTTGATGTTTTTTAGGTGCTAGTAATGGATTTAGTAATAATTTTAATGCACAAATACGTCTATTTCCCTCTAAAACAATTTTTTTCTTATTTTCTTCAGTAATACCAACCAAATCTAATGGGTTAATTAATCCTTTCTCAGCAATATCTTTTGCAAGAGGTTTTATTTTTTCGTTTTCAATAAGAAACGCAATAATTTCCTTTTGATTTTCAATGGGAATATGTCTAGGGTTTTTAGAATCTAAATACAATCTTGTAATACTAAGTGTTTTTCTCATATTATCTCCTTAGATTAGGGAATGGGATCATCACAGCTATATTTGCCTGCGGATAAGGCAGTAAGCTAAAAGTGCAGTGAGAGTTAGGGTGAGTTTTTTCATCTTTATTCAAGTTTTTCAAAAATTTTATGTGGACAGATATCAAAAATTGTGCAAATAAACGTTGATACCAAGAAATCTCTGAGCATTTTTCTTTAGGAAATCCTTCTGCAATTAACTGCTCGTTATAACAAATCTGCTCAAGTACAGATTAACTCTGTTGGCTCCTTACTGTCAATTTCACGTATTTTAGCTATTACTTCATGGATTAGTTGTTCTGATAATTTTTCGGTTAATAGCAATGTTTGTAATCGGGATAAATCATTAATAAAATCGCGATGATCTCGCGCTTTATTGCCAAAACCTATCACCAACGCTAAGCTAGAAACCAGAGCAACAATAACCCCAGAAAGCGTTGCGACTAACTGATTTTCTTGCGTTATTGCGTAAATGACACTTGAGCTAAAAGCTAACCCAATAAAGTTAACCAAACACTCAAAAAATTTGCACCGTTTTGGGTTGTAACGAATTGAACGGTTAATGTCGAATAACAGATCGTTTTTGCTATCTTCTATTTCTGTTTTGTTCATTTTTGTCTTCCTCTTTATATGGACTTGGGCGATGATGGTTAGTATAGTTATCACGCTTACAATAAGAGAAAACAAAGCTGTTGACATAATCGCTTAAGATGTGATCTTGTTGATTACTTTTTATTTTCGTTCTCATCGCGTTTCTTTACTGTACTTTTGTTGATAACGTCATCTCTTTTATAAGGAGATGGTCTATGTTTATAAGTTTCCATAGATATTGAATATTCTTCTTTCTTTATCTGTTTTTCGTTTGTTTTTAACATTTTATTCCTTTGCTCATTTAAAATTATTACCCACACAAACTCTCACAAGGCACGCCGTCTTTATCTCTATCGAGGCGAGATAAGCCGCACTGTTCTAAATGGTATTTAGCCTCTTCGCAAGTGCGCATTTCTTTGCAATAACGTTTGCCGTCATCGCAACTATATTCTTGTTTTGCGGCTAATGCAGATTGGGTGAATAGTAATGCGGTGATGAGAAGTAGTCGTTTTTTCATTGTGCACGCCTGTTTAAAAATAATCACCATTTCTTCATTTTCATTGGTAAACTAAAAACGACGCGACCGTGAATATAGACAGCATCGTTAGCGTGAAGCTCCCACTCTTTATAGGCACGATTATCAGAGATTACAATCATCTTTTTGCCCACTTTTTGCAGTCGTTTCACAAAGGTTTGCTCGTCAAAAGTGAACACATACACGCCGTCTACCGAAAAATAATTTTCTGCGACATCCACATAAAGCAAATCGCCGCTGGTCAACGTTGGCTCCATACTGTCGCCGCTCACTGCAAGGATTTTTAAATTTTTGCCGTCTGTTCTGCCAAATTGCTGACGGAAAAAGGCTAAATCAAATTCTTGTGCTAATAAGCCTTGTTCTGCTCGGGTTAAAAATGTGCCATTGCCGGCACTGGCTTCAAGGTCGAGAATTTCTACTCTAACGGTGTTTGCGGTGGAGGGTGCGCTACGTTCTACGATTTGGATGGTATCAGAAAGAGGAGATTGTTTAATTATCTCTTGATTACCCTCACCGGTCTTTAGCCAAACAGGATCTACATTAAGAAAATTAGCCATTTCTATAATATTTTTTGGATTTTTTGTTGAGCCATTAAGAATTTTATTCATTGATGGTTGAGATATTCCAACTGCTTTAGCAAAGTCAGACTGAGATATATCAAATTGATTTAACAAGGCATTTAATCTATCAGCTAATGTGCACATATCTTTCTCCTTTATCCAAATTTTATAACTAAAACTATAAAAACAAAAATTCATTTGACCATAATTTATTTATAGCTTAAGCTATATTATATAGTTAAAACTTATGGAGGGATGAATGAGCACTGCAATACTAAAAGCAATTAATTTTGTTGGAGGACAAACAGCACTTGCCAAAAAATGTATGGTAAGTCAGCCAACAGTGAACCAGTGGAGTAACGGTGGAAAAATGGACGTGAAATATATCCCAAGAATTATCCAAGCAACCAACGGCAAGGTTACCGCAAGGGATCTGCGACTGGATGTTGATTGGGACACGATTAAGGCAAGTTTATAAAGGAAAGATAGTTGGAAAAGGAATTAAAGCGTTTTAACCCAATGAACGAAGCGTTTAATTTCATTTTTAATGCAATGTCGTTCTTTATAAGTAAAAAGCGCAAAAAGTAATGTATTAAAAAAATAAAGCTGGCGTTGGTTAAAGGTGTAATTGAACAAGGCAAATGAAGGGTTGTCGCTTAATAAGATGATATTCAACCACACAATTACAGCAAAAATCGACCAGTTAAGGATAAATATGAGAAATCGTAAAAATCGTGTAAGCATTGCGTACCTCGCAGCGTTATTTTGTTTTATCGCGTTTGTGTTGGTGCAGTTAATTTTAGTATAACGAAAGGTGCTGTGTATGAATCAAAACATTAAGAGTTCTGTCAATAACTGTACGGAGCAAAATTTAAACAATTATCAAGAGGAGGTATGTTCGGGTGAAAAAATAGACGATGTAAGTGATGAAGAACGTTTGTCGGCGTTGATAAGCCGCAAACGTGATTGGTTATTGAGTAAGAAAATTCGTTTGACTGATGATCAGTTTGTTTATTTGGCAAAACATCGGCGCATCAGAATCAGTAAAATGGAGGTGTTATCTTGCGAAATGGATGAATTGCGGATTTTGCAGAGTAGGTTTTGAGGTGTGAGATGGTAGAAGTGAAGGAAAAGCTATTAATGGAACAGGTATCTAATCAAGCGTTATTCGAGAAATTGCAGGCGGTAGAAGCGTTATTGCTACAGCAAAAAGAAACGCTAACAGAAGATAGTAAAGAGCTTTGGACAGTAGCGGATATTGCGGCTTATTTTAAGTTAAGCGAGCGACATATTCGGGGTGCAGTGATTGTTGATCCGCTTTTTCCTCGTCCGGTAGAAATTCCGTCACAACGAGATATTCGCAAGAGAAGCTCAAGTTTGCGCTGGATTGCAGGCGACGTAGTGCGATATGCAGAGCGGAAAAAGGCGAGGAGAGTTTGACAGTTTTATGTTGTCGGGTTAGGATAGCCGCACTTACTTTCCAAAAGCAGTGTCCGCTCCGATAACAGCGTTTTTAGTAAAACCTGATTCCCACAAAAGGAGTGTATTTTTTGATGTTTACTGAATCTGAATATAATTCAATTCCACATCAATTTGCCCAATTTACTGTGTCACAAATTGATTATATTATCGACTTTTCGGCTGATAGTAACATTATTTCGATTCTATTTGTATTAGATAAGAAAATTGAAGATTTGCTAAAAGGGCATAACACATACAGTGTAAAATTTGGTGTAAAAGCCTATTATGAAAGCAGCGATCCTAATGTAGATTTATATGCACCACCAATTAATCATAATTTTAAAAAGAAAGATATTCAGCAATTAAAAGAACAGCTTGAAATGTTATTATATAAACATTACTTAATCTATCAGCCTGAATGTTATTTTTTTATTGCAGAACGCCCTTCGTTAAGCAGAATGTATCAAAAAATGTGCGACAATCGACATCCACTTATGATAGACTTTCAACCAGTAGGGCAACTAGGTGATAATGCAGATTGCTTTATTATAAAAACACCCAACTATAAGGAGTGATGTTTTATGGCAGAAACAAAACCGAGTGCAAAAGAATTAAAACGTCAAGCAATGCTTGCTTCACGTTTAGCTTACCAAAAAGCGAAAACAAAATAAGTTCCAAAAGCCACAGGATAATGTGGCTTTTTTATGTGGAGTCGCACTAATCCAGCAATTTAACCACATCAACCATATTCGGGGCATAGTAAGTATTAAGTAGAATTTTAATATCTCTATGTCCTGATATTTTTGCAAGCGTCATTACATCGACTTTTTTCGCTAAACGAGTTAACGCTTCGCGGCGAGTGTCGTGGAAATGCAAGTTTGCATTATCTAATGCTGCTTTTGCTTTTAACTTTCGGAAATTGGCATCTAGTTGTGCTGGCTTTAGTTGGAAAATGAGATCAGTATCGTCAGTTTTTATTT